CCATCATCCTTCCACCCAAACAGGGGAATGTCGTCCTCGTCAGCTTTACGCGCTGCCTCTGTGATGGGAAAAAACGCATGGGTGATGATGATGTCCACGCCTTTATACTGACCATACAGTGCAGCGGCAGTCAGGTCGTGTACTCTGGACAAATCAGCGCCACCATACCACTCAATGGGCAAACGCGCCAATTCATCCATCGTCCATTTATAGGCGGCATCCGAGGTCTTGAATTCATTCAGATCGAAATAGGCATTCATGGCCGTGGTGTAGACATTCAGCGATCTTGACAAGAAATCTTTACGCTGTTGAGGATCATTTTGCGCTTGAAGTGCATCCTGCATAATATCCGACGGGCGAATGGTCACGCCATAAGACGGATTTGCCTTCTGGTGCTGAAGCTCATTGGTATAGTCCACGTTGCCCTTCTCGTCCTGGTCGGCCCTGGAAACAAACACAAACAAACTGTCATCATCGACTAAGCCATTGACCACTTTCACGGCATACTCCAAACGGCGATAGCAGAATGAATTGACGTTGTCGCCGGCGGTGGTAATGCCAATCATCAGTTTGTTGGTGTACGCTTTCATGGCTTCTTTGAAGCGGTTATACTGGCTGGCTTTTTTGAAAGCATGAACCTCGTCAGCAATGGCAATGTTGCAGTTGAACGAATCCTGCGCATCAGGGTTTGACGCCAGGGCTTCAATGTCAATAGACCCGTTTGGCCTGCCATAATCATCCGTGAAAGACATCGAAATTGAATGCTCGGCGTTGTTATCGCGCACACGGAAATCATCGATCATTTCTCGATATCGCAGAGTATAGAGAATGTCCTCGAAGCTCTGACAGGCCTGCTTCAAAGATGCGGCGACAATGTAGATTTTTGCGCCGCTCTTGCGTTCAAGCAGCGCCAAGGCAAAAGCTAAGGCTGCTATGAACATTGTTTTTCCTGATTTCCTTGGAATAAAAATAAACGCCTCTTTGAATCTGCGTTCACTCCTATTTTTGAAATAGAATCCTACGACGTTGTAAACGATAAATACCTGCCATGGCTGGAGCAATAGCGGCGTATTCGTCAGCGGCTTACCGTCGAGTGTTTCTCCCTGCTTATGCACCATGAAACGCTCGATGATATTGCACACAAAATCCGGCTCCTTTGTGTGCAGCTTGAACTCGCTGCGCTTTAAATCAGACAGGAATCGTCTTGCGGCGGCGGCTATTTCGGCACCGCATACGATTTCCCCGGAAGCGGCGGCTTGAGCGTACTTGATGGCGACTTGCTTATAATGCTTTTTCTTAGCCAAGTTCTCTCAGTGCCTTTGCCAGTGCGTTTTCTTTGGGCTTCTTCATGGCATCTTCATTGATGCGTTTCAGCCCCGCCGGAGTTAGCCCAAGGTCACGCCAATAAGCCAGCGCGTCCCTGTTCAGATCATTCACCATGCGCAGGAGAGGATTCTGCTCAAGGTTGGTAGCGCCGCTTTTGTTCGTATGCTTTACTGCCGCATGGCCGCCAGACTTTTTGAAGTCTGCTTGGGTCTGGTCTCGCTTTTCAAGTATGCCGGCCAGCGTCATAATGACATCATCGAAGAAGGGCCTATACGTCCCAGCCTCGACGGTACTTTGCTTGATCCTCTCAGCCCACTCGTCCTGGGTCATACCGTCACCTCCTCGCTGACCCCCGTTTCTTGAAAATTTTCCGCAGTTGGAAATGTTTACCCTGCGCCGGCCCCCGGAACCGGGCCCAAATCCCGCCGACCGGGGGGCCATCCCGATTACTCGGTTAGGATTTCCACGGGAACGTTGTTATCTTCGCACCACTGTGCCACGTCCTGCAATCGCTCCTGCGCGTCATAGCTCTTCGGCCTCTTCACGAATCGCTTAAGCCGTATGACCACCCGCGAGGGGTCGATATCCTGCAGCTCATCCAACCGCGGAGCCGTGCGAATGATAAAGACACGGTCGCTGTACTCCCCGGCGCTCTGAAGGAAACCATACAGCAGATCATTGGCCATGCGCCGGGAAGGTTCGTGCTGCTCCTCATGCGGCTGTCGCAATCTGAAGGCCCCGGCGATTGCATCCAGGTCATAGGCGATTCCGTCGCCCAGGTGTTCCCGCACCCACGTTGTCTTTCCGGTTCCGGGATAACCGCACACCAGAATCTTTTCCACCGATGCCATACTCTCTTTGGCCTCCTTGTGTCTGGCCTCGTCCGTATACTGCAAAGGAATCTCCACGCCATAGCGTTTCGCTGTCCTTCTCAAAAGCTCCATGCCTTCATCAGTCAGGGCGTTGGTCATCCGGTCGTGCATCCTGTTGTGGACATCGTTGGCAATGCTGATGAGGTTCCACGCCTGGTATTGATATTCCGGGAACTCATTGCGCGGAAAGACGTGATGCACCGTATCGGCCAGGACCTGCTTGCCGTAACGCTTGCTGATCTGGCACATATAGCCGTCGCGCCTCAGCACCACACTGCGCAGCTGTTTCCATTTTGCGGTCTTATAAAACGGATCTGACTCTCTCATCTTCACCAACTCTTTTTTTGAGCTTGTCACAGAAACGGCTCAATGCCAGGATGCGGTCTAAGCCAAGTGTGACGTGACAAAGCCAAAATTCCCTATACCTTTTATATATATGCGTATAGGCGTACCGCAGGCGCTCCTTACACGCCTAATATAATAAAATATATTTTTAGATAGAATCTTGTCACACTTGTCACATATAGGCCAGGAAGCCTTATAAATAAAGGATTTTTGGCCCGTGACGAACTTTGGACGTTCCTGTGACGAATTTCAGTGCGTCACAAAATTCTCTGTGACGCGGTTTTTGTCACAGAACGGGCCTGTCATACCGAAAACACGCTAAAACACTACTCCGTGAGGTTTTGGAAATTCTTGTCACACTTGTCACTTGTCGCAAAATCGACGACGCAAGGCCCTGGCGAATCGAGGAATCCTCGTGTCATCGCGTCAACACCGCCCCCGCCAGCGGTGTTTATAGTCCCCGTGAGTGATCGGCTCACGACTGCGCTAATAGTGCCGTCTACAGGGTGCGACCCCGGCTTGCGGCATAAGAATTAGGCGGCTGGACGTACCTCTGCCGCCTGTGATCTGACACGCGGCCCGTAGGTATCGCGTGTACTCTCGAAGAAAGAATAGCCCGCCTTTGATCGCCATCAGCGACAGGCAGGCACCCATGAACTCGCCGTCGATGGATGAAGAAAACAAAAGACCACCAACGGGTTCATGCGGCTCGGCTTATAGCCTCAAGGAGGTGCCTTCTATGGCAATCCCGAAGCGGGATGTAGAAGGTGTAGTGAGAAGCTGCGTTCGGTAACGAATCGTTACTCCATCAGCTCGGAGGGTTCCTCCGTATCGGTGGGATCCTCGCCCTCTTCATTCTCCCGGATGTCGGCGGTGCAGAAGCAGATGCTGTGGGCTGCGTCGTCGAACAGCTCTCGGGCGATGTTCTGAGCCAGGCCCGTCCAGTTGCGGCGATAGTCGGAAAGATCATCATCATAGAACTGGATGATCTCCGGCTCGAACACGACATAGCCGTGATGGGTGCCGGCGGCATCGACCATGTCCTCGATGCTGTGCACGATGGGGTTGCCCTCGAAAATAGTCTTGTAGATGGCGATGGCATCGTCTTCCTGATCGTTCTCGTCATCGAAGAGGTTGATGAACAGGGCGACACTGCCGAACACCTTCATGCGGTTCAGTACCCGGTCGAGCGCCAGGTATTTCACATGGTTGTAGACTTCGATGTCGAAGCCGTAGTCCTTGCCGTTCTCCCTCTGGTAGACCTCGCCGACACTGATGTCGGGGTCACGGTCGAACATGGCTTTGACCTTCTTCTGATAGGTGTACCACGGCGCTTCCAGTTTATAGTTGCTCATTCCGCATTCCTCCTTAAGGCTCTATGGCCTGTTGTTACATTCAGCCTCATGTTGCCGTGCAATTCCGGCCATCACAAAGAAAACACAGGGCAAGGCGCAGCCATTGCCTCAGAGTTACGGTGCAAGCATGAATAGCTTTTCAATCCGCTTTGTCTTGCTGGCCGTGATGCCGCTGTTCTTCATGCCGCCGCCATATTCTTTTTGCCATACGACAGGAATATCTTCTGGCCCATTGACTTCACTGATAAACACGGTGTGCCCATCATGCGCAAGGTGTCTCATGTATTCCCAGAACACTTCACTGTCAAATGGCTCGACGCCCTTGTAAGGCAGCGTCCCCGCGTATGGCGGGTCTGCATAGATTATCGAGCGTGGCGGTATTTCCACGTCACGGTAATCAAGACAAGTGAACGTCACATCGCCGCTCATCGCTGCGCTGCACTCCATCGTGGTGCGTTTTGATTCCAGCGCGAATATCCGTCCCTTAATTTCTCCCGCTGAGCTGGTGCGGTTCAATTCAGAAAAGACTTTAAGGAGGGATGCTTTAGAGCGTGGAGCGTACCCCCCCGTGTAACACAGCCGCGCTTGTCTCTTGCATAGCCGCCGAACCATTTAGCGCCGAATGTACACCCGAAGCCAACAAAGGCAGTCAGTGCCGGGTCTTCGTCCTTGTGTGCTTTGATGTACTGGTACTCAGCTTCGGTAACGATGTCTGGCGGTTCCCATCCCTGTTGAAGTGCTTTCCACATCTCCATCAGGTATGGGTGCGCATCGTTGCAGATGACCTTCTTGAAATACGGAGCAAGCTTTGCCTCCACAGCGCAGGAGCCGCAGAACAAACTAACGAGGGTATCACTCAATACCCCCCCCCGAATTTTTTTGGCTATCGGTTCGGCTAACTTGTTCTTGCCGCCTTGATACTGCATGTATGACCTCCGCAATCGGCTTTGCCAGTTTGCTCTTGCCGCCTTGGTATCTCATGGCGATACACCTCACGCATACGCCCACCTAAATCCGCCGCTTGTGGCTTCCAGGCCTCTCTTCAAGCAAAGGCGAATTGCGCAGGAATTACCATTGATGCATCTCGCTGCCTCGTTGATATTGTCGTATCTACGAATGATCGTTCCGTCCTTTGCCATCTGTACAACGGGCTTCATTTGCGGTTTGTTTATCGCGTAGTAATCATGCTTCGAGGCAACAACGGAATAATCAATCTTTGCAGCTCTGGCTTTGAAGTCAGTATGCTCCATGGCTCTTTGAGTTCGCGTCCCGTGGTTGTTGTTCTCGGCAACGGTAGCCCATTCCAGATTCTCAACGCGATTGTCCAGTTTATCCTCGTTGATGTGATTCACCGTCGGTTTGTTGCTCGGATTGGCAATAAAGGCCATCGCCACTATCCGATGAATCGGCACAGCCTTTGTTCTTCCGTTCTTGCACAGATGGACACGCAGATAACCACGGCATGACATTGGCTGTAATTCCTTCTCCCTGATATGGCTCCACACTTTTCCTGTGTTGCTCACAGAATACAAACCCTCATAACCAACGACATCTTTCCAAATGGTCTCGTTCATGTTCTACTCCTTTTCTCTACTCCGTTGCGTATCAAGGCATAGAAAAAGCGCGGGTGGAGTAGAATCCCCGCGCTTGTCGGTGTAGCTATCACCGTCTATGCCGCTAAAGGCAGGATGCCTTATAGCCGATATAAGCGAATCGCCTTTTGACCTGTAAACGCTTCCCACCGGGATATTGTCGCATCGACGTACTTTTCGTCGAGCTCCATGCAGTAGGCGATTCTGTTGTTTTGTTCGCATGCCATTATGGTCGTGCCAGAACCATTGAACAGGTCAAGGACAACACCACCAACCGGGCAGCTGTTACGCACTTGATAATCAAACAACTGTATCGGCTTCATTGTCGGGTGCAGCTCTGATCTTGACGGTTTATCGAAATCGAGAACCGTCGTTTGTTTCCTGTCGCTGAGCCACACATGCGCGGCTCCGTCCTTCCAACCATAAAGGCACGGTTCATGTTTCCATTGATAGTCCTGCCTGCCGAGGACGAGAGCGTTTTTATTCCAGATAAGACGCTGCCTGACTTGCCATCCCACATCTGCGCAGGCGTTGCGGAAGTCCGCGCCTCTGCTGTCCGCATGCCAGATGTAAAAGGCCGCTCCGGGATTCATGACGCTGTCTGCACAGGTGAAGGCATCCCGGAGAAACTTCCGAAAGGCCGCGTCCTCCATGTTGTCGTTCTGGATGGTCAGGCCTGTGCCGCCCTCATAGTTCACGTTGTACGGCGGATCCGTCAGCAGGAGGTCTGCCGCTGTGCCGTCCATCAGCCGCGCCACATCCGCCGGGTCGGTGCTGTCGCCACACATCAGGCGATGCCGTCCAAGCTGGTAAATGTCGCCGCGCTTGGCCTTCGGTTCCTCCGGGAGAACGGGATCATAGTCGTCATCCACGGCGCTACTCTGTGCGCCGCCGGACGTTTCCTCGGTGTCGGCTGTAAGCTCGGCCAGCAGATCATCAAAGCCGAAATCAAAGCCGTCGAAGTCCATGCCCTCCAGCTCACCGACCAACAGATCATAATCCCATTCTGCGATTTCGCCGACTTTGTTGTCCAGCAGGCGATATTTTTTCTTCTGCTCTTCGGTCAGGCCGAAAACTTGAAGAACCTTGTCGCGCTTAACGCCGCGCTTCTTCAGCGCCTTGCATCGCGTCTCGCCGGCGAGGATCTGGCAATTCTCATCGACCACGATGGGAGTAATGTAGCCGACCTGGTCCATACTCTCCGCAACGCTGTCCACGGCCTTGTCGTTTTTGCGTGGGTTGCGGTCATACGGTACAAGGTCGGCTATATCGATCTCGATATACCTTTTTTCCACGGTGTCTCTCCTTCGCTATCGGTATCATATGATACGGCATGTGGCGACAGGCCGCATTGAAACTCTGCGCCAAGGAGTAAAGCGCAGACCGATTCGCCTCCTTCCTCTTGGAAGTGGCATGCGACAAATAAGGTAGATCGGACCTGGCAGACCGTCCTGTGCCCTGTTTCAGGCACGAAAAACGCGCCGCCCGGAAGCAGCGCGTTCGCGGATTTGTGATTTTCACAAAAATCCATGCTACCATTATACACCCACCGAAAAACACACCATTTGCACACCAAATGCACACCTTTTGACCGTTTTACGGCGAGATTCCCTGAAAAACCGTTATCTTAGGATGGATTTATCGATACCTAATTACCGCTGTTTTTCGCTTCTTTTTCCCACCCTGCGATCTCTCCACCGCAGGCCGCATATCCGGCCAGATCGATCCAGCTGTCATCCTTCTGTACACCTGTAGCAATCCGCGCGATCTTCAGGAGGGCCAGCATTGCCGCCACGTCGTGCTGCTTGATCGTGACGCTCACCCCGTCATTGACGTCGGCTGCGTTGAGGTAGATGTTCCACAGATGGGCGATGGTCAGGAAGCTGTTTTCCGGCTTGCCATACTGCTCGTCGCGGTCACCGTTGACGCACCGCATCGCGTTTTCAAGAATCTCTTTCCTTGTCATTTGACAACCCTCCCTGTTCTCAAACTGATGACCTCGCCGCCGAAAAGCTCAGCAAATGCCCTGCTGTCAAGCACGACGGCATCCTTCCTTCTTTCTCCATACAGCCCGGTGGGTATCTTGCAATACTCACCGGATACATACTCCGCAACGCCCATATCCTGATATCCGATCAGGTAAAGACCATCCTTTTTCACTATGTACATAAGTCATTTTCCTTTCTTCAAAACTGTGCGTAGTACGGGCAATCTCCGTCCATCTTGTCCGGGACATCGTTGGGAACGGCGTCAAGAGCCTTTTTGAGCGCACACGCTCTGCGCTGGCCCTTGTCCAGGTTGCACATGAGGCACTGTTCCTTGCAGCCCTCCAGCAGCGCGTTGATGACGTTGTTCGGCAGCCACACACCGTATTTCTCATTGTTCCGGGAAGTAACGCCTGACACGCCCACTGTATAGGAGACGCTTTTGACTTCCCGATACCACTGCCACATCTGTTCCTTGGGTATAGTGTCTGTCATTTTTTCAATCATGGTCAGTGCTTTTTTACGCAGCATACCGACATCTCTGCTGTAATACGGAACATCCTTCATCCTTGATTTAAGCTGCTCCGGTTCCGTGATCAGGATATTCAGTGCCGTCACAACGCGGAGCATCGTCTCTCGTTCACTTGCCGACATCCTCTTCGTTTCCACGGTATTCTACTCCTTTCTACAGCGCCGGTTTACCATGTCCTGCTGCCCTCCATTTTCATTCTGCTGCCGCAATGATAGCAGAATCGCCGGTCGTGCGGATCCTTGCGGTGGTATGCATTTTTGCAGGCAGAGCAATACCAGTATCGCAGTCCGCCGGTCACTTCCGTGTACACCCATTCGCCCTTGGCGCGTTCTTCCTGCTTGACTTCACTCTGCTTTTCCATTTTCCTTGTCCTCCTCATCTGGTTCCCATTTTCGTGTGTGTCGGTTGTAGTGCATGATCGCTTTGCAGGTCATATACGGCATGTCGAAGTACTTACAACTCAACGGACATTCACTACAACGCACCCGGCCATTTTCATCAACGGCGCTGTACTTCCTGCAAATCTCCCTCTCTCGTTCAGTTGTGAGCAATCAATTACCACCTCCCTGATTGCGCTTTTCTCGTTGCGCCATGTATCGCCCTTTGGGTTCAGTGTCCCTGCATAGATCCCAAACAGGCCGGCTCCAACATGATAGTCCGCCATTTGTTATATCTCCTTCGGCTCAATGCCAAGTTTTTTAGCAGTGTCTGCGTCAATTTGAGTAAAAAACTTCTCACTGACAACCTGATAGGTGAATCCATTCCTGGTTTCTGTTCCTGCACAAACAACTCCCTGCTCTAACAGCCATTCACCCCATGATGGATAGGCATGCTCCGGGTTTTCAGCAGCCCAGGACATGACGAGTTCTTCCATGCCACCGACATCAATGTCGGTGGCAATACAAGCTTCGTATGCGTGCTCGTGCTCCGCAAGCGGACAGCCGTGGCATGATGCCGGCGTCCAATACGCTTTACACATCCGCTTCCAATGGTGTGCTACTTCTTGAAATTCGGCCATTTATTTTCACCTCCCGATCCTGTTGTATATCTCCCTTCTCTTTCCCTTTCTTCGGACAATTATCCGGGCAACCGGCATTCCAGTACCACCAGTCAACAAACAAATGGCTACCCGTTTTTGCAAGCAACCCGCATTCGACATAATTGCCAAATGTATCAATCAGGTATTCACAGCCATAGCATCCTGTCATTTTTCCCACCTCCCTCTTATCCTGCGCAGCAGTATCCGGCGGCCATAGCACACAGCAATGCAGCTATGCCAAGTATGACACCGGCCGAATAAGCATCATGCTTCAAACACTTATATGAGCATTGGGCGATAGCTCCAGTCAGTACCCCGAATAAAATGTGCATCACCTCACCACCTCACTTGTCGCTGTGTGCCACGAATCCGGTCAATATGAGCGCTATGCCCATGAGCGTCACCCATGACGGCGGACACATGTTATCAATGGCCACGCCCCATAGCATCAGGGCTACCATCATTTTGAACCATTCCACGGCATTGCCTCCATTTCTGCTTGGCTCGGTCTAACATTCCAGCAGCGCCAGTCACCCATATAGTTATCCTTGTGATAGAATCCACTCTTGCCCCATGAACTCACTACACAATAATAACCATCTTCTTCCGGGCTTGAGTTATCAGGTTGATATATTGCAGGTTTCAATGTAGTGGTGATCTTACCGTCAATAAAGTACAGACATTCAAGCCATACAATAGCGTTATCGCCAAGCGCGTCAACTTCCTCCAGCATCATAACCCTTGGCTCCTGCGCTTTCAGAAGGGCGATGGCATCGTGCGCTATCTCGACAAAGCTTCCGCCTTCGGTGCCACAGCTCGAAAAGTACGGGCACTCGTTGCACTTGTCCATCAGCTTGGAGCACGAACAGCATTTCAGGCCAGCGATAACTTTTTCTCGGTCAGCCACTTTCTTTCACCTCTACTTCAGTTTGGCAGCGGCGGCCTTGGCCACCATCTTCTGGTGGTTCGCGTCGATCTTGTCCGACCCATGCGTCCGGCTGTTGAGGAAATGGCAGCAGTGATGGCCAGGGAAATTGTTGTTGAGGTTGCTCCCGCCATGGGGCATTCCGTGAATCGAGGCGGCATAGTTCTCGCCGTTGATCGTCACGAAAACCGCCCGACGTTTCCACGACCAGTGACCGTAGACCTTTTTCAGCTTGGCGGTGTCTTCCTTGGTGAGAGGCTGGATGTCCGCATGGTTCTTTCCAGCGAACCGCTTCTCTTTCCAACTGATGCCGGTGTCAACATCGGTGATCGTGGCGACCACGCCGACGGCGAATATCTTCTGGATGTCGCTCGTCCACCAGTCCATGTTCCTGGCGGTGCCGTGGACATGATCGTCCACAGCACTCTCGTCTTTTTCCTGATCCACGCCCAGGGCGGCGATGGTTTTGGCTCCGACAATGCCATCATCCTTCAGGCCGGCGCTCTTCTGGAATGCCTTGACAGCCTTCTCGGTGTTGGAGCCGAATATGCCGTCCACGGAGCCGGAGAGGAAACCCAGTTCCTTCAGCTTGCTCTGAATGACCTTCACGTCATCGCCCTTGTTGCCTTTTTTGATGCTCATACTCGTTCCCTCCTTTTGTCCTCCTACTCGTCTTTATTTTCCTCTGCCAGTTCCGAGTACCTGCAAACATTTGGGTATTTTGTACACGGGCAATAGTCTGCCCGATAGTCACAGTCTGCGTTCGTGCAGATTTCAGAGAAGTCATCTGAAATCCACTTGCATTTCATTTGTCCCATGCCGTTGTCTCCCTTTCCCGCAGCTTACCATCTGCGCAGTACCAGTCCGGGCCATTTTCAAGCCCATATTTTTCACATACCCAGCACTGCTGTTCTGGAACCCTATTGTCCGCGAAATAGCCATGTTCGCAGTTCTTGCACGTTATCAATTCCCGTGAATCATGTATTCGCACTTCCAGCCCGCTACATTCAACTGTGACTATCCAACCATCAGGCATCCGCGCCATTATTAATCCTCCGTTCACCATCCATCTTCGCGCCACAGTTGGGACAGTAAGATAATGTATGTATATCATACTCATACCAGGGCTTAAAATCACATACCGAACAATTGCAGTCTTTTCCCCATCGCCCATGTACCATAGGCGCAGCATCCACGGCAGGAATCTTGCACAGCTTGTCCAACGCATTTCCAATATAATCAGCACTTGTCGTAAGAGCAACAATCGCATCATCCCTGTAAATCAGGTCTCCCACGGTTCAGCCATCCTTTCTTCGTCTGTTGGTTTAGATGTCCAACAACGCCACTCTATGCCATAATCCTTAGTCCATGGAAGATGACAGCTCAACCTGCCTCTCAGCCCAATTCTTTCTCCAGCAACTGAATCTGTGTCAAACAGCAAAACCCACTCATTGAGTTCCCAATCCTTTGGATCGCGGTATTCAAGCCAGAACGGAATGTCTTCTTGCAGGACAGCATCCAGGGACATCACCCCAAGCCTCTGTGCCTCCAGAATCGAAACTGCTTCAGTGTACATCTCGTTTAGCTCGGCATCATCCTGCACAAGATCACAGTCGTTACATCTCCTATCGCATTCTCCGTTGGTATTGCTGAGAATGCACTGATGCTCGATGCGCAGCAATTCAATGATTCGTTCAACGGTCATCGCCAGTACCTCATTTCCTGATTGGATGAGCAATATTTGCAAACTTCCGGTATTCCGGCCCTTGCACACGTCGCGCAGGAACTGCGCTGTGTAAACCCATAGCCGCGCAGAGGATCGTCGCCAGTAGCCATGAACTTTATGTTTCCTAATAGAATTGGGCAGTCTTCTTGACGTTTGGTTTTCGCATTGGTTGTGTTGCCAGTCACTTGACAGGTGGCGTCATCTCCTTCTGCTCTGGCCATCGGACACCCAAAGCAACTGATTGGCATATCGATGTTTACTAAGATTCCCATATTATCACCCCTTGCAGATAACGTCGGCATCGATGATGAAATAGACATACCGCGTGGTACGGCGTTCCTCCCGTCCGCCGTGCGTCAGGATATAAGCCATAATGACGTGCTCATACTGCGGGAGCTTTTTCAAACTCACTTTAATGCGCGTCTGGTTGGTCTTTTCAATCAGTGTCAGTTCCATAACAGCCTCCTATTTCCTTAATAGCCCTCGTTGAAGTGAATCAGCCAATCCTTGACAGCAACGTGCGCTCTGGCGAATGCCAGCTCCATATCGCAATCCTGAACGTTGCACAGGATGGCATCATTGCCGATGTGGTCACTTTCCGGGTAGTCTGACGCGCAACCAACCTTCTTGACGTAGATGCACCAATCCGTGATCTTGCTGTATTGGATATCAACATGGACAGGGAAGTGGTTTGTTAGCCTGTCAATGAATGTCAGGAAGTCGTTCATTTCCACCTCTTCTCCTTTCTCTCTTTGACTGTAGGCGGTGCCGACCAGCACCGCCAGCGTTTGCCGTACTCGTCAAGATCAGCGGTCACGGTTTTCCGTACCAGCTGAAAGTCAGCCACCTTTGTCGTGGTGAACACTTTATCCAGTAGTCCGGGAATTACATAGGGCTTGTCGATGTCTTCCAGCCAAACAACGCATCCCGGTATTAGCTCCAGCACTTCATCCAGCCTCAATACTCTCGGGCGCTGCTCCCGCAGTAGCTTTATAGCATCGTGAATATCGTTGTCATACGTGCAGTTGAGGCACATATGCTCCTGGGCGAACATCAATCCACGAATGCACTTATCAATATCAGGCGCTGCATTTGGCTTCATATAAATTCCTCCAAAAGTTATTGACAATGATACCAACTGGTATTATAATTGAGCCATTCATAATTCTTGAGGGGGTTGCATTATGTCACAACACATCGGCGATGTTGATATGGTAGATGACTTCAAGTCAGAACAGCGCGTTATCCCTATCTTCGCAAAAAACGAAACATGGGATATTATGATGACCGACCGCGCTATCCTGTATAAGCGCCGCAAAGAACTCGGCCTTACCCAGCAGCAGGTCGCAGATCGCGCCGGCATCAAGCTCATTCAGTATCAGCGCTTCGAGCGTGGCGAACGTTCCATGGCCTCTGCGTCTTTCCGCATCGGCATGGGGATCTGCGACGTGCTGAAGCTCGACCCGCACAGGTTTACTGGTTTTGCGGATTGATTCGTTCAAACTCGATCACCCACACCCAGGGGTTGGCATCCCAGCCGAAGCGTCGAAGGTCAGTCTTTTTGATCGTGCCATCCCACACAGGCTTCATGTATTCTTGCTGCCATTGCTGCCAATGACCGCCGGTTACATTGGATGGCACCACGCCTTCGGCCTTTATGTCGGACATCTTCATGTCCTGCAGCCGTTCCATCCGCACATCCTTCACCAACAGGAACAATCGCGCCGCCTCCTTCGGCATGTGGATGGAGGGACGCCAGCCAAAAGCACTCTGCCCTTTGTAGTCTGCGGCGTAAGCGTAACCGTTTCCTTTCTGGCCGAAGAGACGCCCACCATTCCACGTCTCACGCACCCACAGAATGTCCCCAGGCTGTACGGTGCTGAAACGCTCAGCCGGATACCATTCGCCGTTTTCGTCACACATCATCGGCCTGCCGTCCTCGACGGTAAACCACGGTTCTGCCAGCGGAAGCCCTTTCACCAGCCGTCGCGTCTGCGTCTTACGGCCATCCAGAACGGCCCTGACCATCTCGGTGTTAAACAGTATCGGTCTTTCTGTCATCTTCAGTCCTCCTGTTCCAGGCTTCCTTCGCCTTGTTCATCTTCCTAATTGTCTGCATCTGGATAGAAGCAGAAATACATCTTGCTTTCTTTTACAAAGTCGGATATGAGTTGCTTGTTCTTGGTTTTGGTCCAGGCATCAACGGCATAAACATACTTGTCATCATATTTCCAGGCAAGGATATAGTTACCGCCCTTGCACCAGTACCCCGGCCTCATCATGCACACAGCATATCCGCCGGCATTGAGGCACTTAATCAGTGCCTCCCATTTGCCAGACTGAACAAACTTCCGAAATTGGTAATATTCTGCTACCTTCTTAAAAAAATCCCAGGCTGTACCGCTCATGCGTGTCCTGCAACCCCATTCTAATGCCTGCCTTGCGAGAATTGGAGGAGTAACGGCTGGATCTTTGAGAGTTGCAACGATATCCGCGCAAAGCGTCGGCGCACTGCCAGAACTGGCAATCGTCTGACATGAGTCGTTGTGACTTGAATACAGCTCGGAACCCCACCGTTTATCCCGCTGCTTGTAATCTACCGGATGCCTATTCATTCTGTACCCTCCTGTTCCAGGCTTCTACAGCTTCGTCCGGGTAGTGGTACCAGCCGCCGGAGGCCCCGCATCCGCCATCGTTGTAGTCGCACAGCACAAATAATCTGTCGCGCCAGCCATCTTTGCCTCTGCGCGTCATGAGGGTAACATCATTATTCCCGCAAAACGGGCACGGTGTCAATTTAGACATATTCGTATGCCTCCTCCTTCTCCAGCCATTCCCGGAACTTCAACCAGGTATCGACGTCACAATCCATCCCCAAGCCATCGCGCTCCCTGGCCTCGTCGATGTCACGCTTCATCACAAAAATGGTTTTCCCTGTCAGCACGCCGTGGCAGTGCTGCATGATCCAGTCTGTCACCAGTCCCGGCATATAGCTTCGGCGTCCGATGCAATAGCGCACCGCGCAGTTGAGAACAGCACCGAAGAAGTCGATCTGATCAGGTGCTATCTTGATGGTAATCGGTTTCACTTTCGCCATGACTTCTCATTTCCCGCCTTTCAAAATCTCCATGATGTCTCGTTGTGCCTTGCGGATCCTCCGATCCTCCAGCCGCTTCACCGCCGCATCCAGGGAACAACGATGGCGGCTCATGACCTGGCGCAGCGCGTTGACCGTGGTGCCGTGCTTCTCGGCGGCTTCCTTGACGGTCATCTTCTTTCCGTTCACTTGGTGCTTCTCCGGCTCCTTGCCCCTTCCGCGCTTGGGCGCTCCTTTGAAGTGGTCGTATGCCGCTTCCAGGGTGGGCTTGTTGCCGTCCTTGTCGCGGTTGGCGCTGCGCCAGTTGTCGATGCTGTGCGGCTTGCAGTTCAGCTCCTTCGCGGCTTGTTGAATAGTGATCCAGCGTCCGTGGACACAGTGGCGCGGCCACCGGTCATGCTTCGTCAGTATCCGGCCCTCTCGGCACATATTTACGATGAGCTGATAACTGACACCACCCATCTGACTGCGGCGCTGAATCAACCATTGCCGTGTCACACCCAACATTTCCGCGATCTCATTGACAGTCATCCGCTTGCCATCGATCAGGTGGAGGGCTGGCTTACTTCCACCGCGTTTCTTTGATGTATCAGAGCTTGTTACAGGCCGGGTGCCCTCCACGCTGGTTTTCATTCGGATTTCCTCACTTTTCCCCAGCCTTTTCTCCATGGATGGTTGTCTGTGTTACACTTGCCCTCCGCACGCGCTTTGTCAAGTTTTGCCGTTTCACTCATCATGTGTGCAGCACAAAGTTTCTTCCCTGGAACAACAGGCTTCGAACAAAACCTGCACATACCTTCTGGGCGGATAGTCCTCACATAATGCATATGGTGGTATATGCGACTCTTGGCATTGTGTTTTTTCTGGCATGATTCACAGAGCAAAACACCCTGTTTCGCGGGATTCTTGCCGCAATTGACACATATACCCTGCGCTTTCAAGCGTTCACGTCGTACTTTCGCCCACTTGGTTTTTTGAGCTGTGCCATACGCGATATCCCGCATAGAGCACTCCGCAAGGCAGTCAGCACATAGCACCATTCCGAAAGCCGCGGCATTATGCCTGCAACGCACACACAGCTTATGAGATTTGAACCATTCATAGTCATCTTTGTTGTAACTGCTCATTACTCATCCTCTCTTGCTTCGTCAGCTCTCCGTCGATAGCCGGCTCCATTTGGACAGCTTCTCGAACGATATTGAAGTACGAAATGTCAACGGCGCCTTTGCGGTATAGCTCCTCTACGCGCTTTATCATGGCGTGTCCGTCAATGAGTTTCATCGCGGTTCCTCCGGGAGCCAGGGTGTGTTCTCTGGCTCCTTTGCCATCGGCAGTTCGTCCCATGCCCGCCACTTTCGGTTGTAGTCGTCAATATCATAGACAACCCGGCCACCGATCATGGAAACGCAGTGCGATTCCTCGTCGTATTTCTTGCCTACTCTGAAGCGAAATTCATGCTCGCCACGGCACTCAACGAACATCGGTACATTCTTTGGATTTTCAATCAGCTGGACCGCATCAATCAGTTTCGCCATGGCGTTGCCTCCCTCTGTTCGTTATTCGGTGCGGATGTCCAGCAACGCCACGTCCTGCCGTAGTCGCTTTTAAGCAAGGAAATACGCCCATTCACAGTGGCGAAATCGAAATTACCAGCTATACCGTT